AAAGAAAATGATAAAATTTATTTATTTCCTAATGGATCTGAAATTCAGATGGCAGGAACTGATAATCAAAACTACGATAGTATTCGTGGAGGAACTTCTGTTTTATGGATCGTCGATGAGGCAGGATTTTGTAGTGATTTAGATAGTGTTGTATTCTCAGTTTTATCTCCAACTACGCTAACAACTAATGGTCGAGGTATTCTTGCATCAACTCCAGACCCTGATGCTCCTGAACATCCCTTTATAAAAGAATTTGTTGAGCCAGCTAAAGCTAAAGGAATTTTATTTCAATATACTATATATGATAATCCATTAATTGACGAAGCCGCTAAACAAAAAGTAATAGCAACATATCCTGGTGGAGTTAAAAATCCAAAATTTAGAGCAGAATATCTTTGTGAAATAGTTCGGAATTATGAAAACACCGTTCTTCCTGAATTTGATGATGATACCGAAAAAATTATAGTTTCAGATCAATACAAAAAACCTCCGTTCTATGATACTTATGAATCTATGGATATCGGAGGGAAAGATTTTACTGTTGCACTATTCGCCTATTATGATTTTATTAAAAATGCGGTTGTAATCGAAAACGAATATGTTTTAAAAGAAAAACAAAACTCTGAAAAAATTAAAAATGGTATAAAAAAGGTTGAAGCTGAACTTTGGGAAGAAAAGCCTGTTTATCTAAGATTTGCCGATAATAACAATATTATACTATTAAATGATTTAACTGACAAAGGGATGACCTTTCTTCCTACTCGAAAAGACAATAAAGAAGCTCAAATTAACGATCTTCGCATTAAAATCATGAATCATCAACTAATAATACACCCTAGATGCAAAACTTTGATATATCACATGAAATATGCAACTTGGGCCAGAAAAGGCGATAAGTCAATAAATGCAAGTAGTTACAAAGCCTTCGCTAGAAGTGCCGATGGGGGCCATTTTGATGCTCTTGATGCTTTAATATACTTAATTCGTAATATAATCTATGGCAAAAACCCTTACCCAAAGGGTTATAACGTCAGTCATCTTGATCGACAGTCAGATAATAGTCATTTTAGTCGTATTTCTCAGAAAAATACCCATCAGATTGTCGCTGACTTGTTTAAAGTTCGCAAATCTATCAAAAGTTAACAAATAATAATGAACCTATATGCATTAAAGGATTCATAAATGTCAAAAAATACAGAAAAATATTTTGCAGCTAAATCTGGTGAGGATACAGCTAAGATTGTTCTTCAAAAGGCTAATGCTTGGTTCCATAATTTAGATATTAATGGATACTTAGATAAACTTCGTGATGCTTGGATGGCATATCATGGTGCTTATTACACTGATTCCGGTACTGGACATAGAATTACATTTAGTGGTGAGCAAGGTGAGCTAACAAACCTCGCTGTGAACCATTATCGTAATATTTGTCGTCATATGCTCACTATGGTAACTACTAATCGGCCAGCAATGGAAGCTAGAGCTACCAACACCGACTATAAATCGCTAGTTCAAACAAAATTAGCAAATGGTCTACTTGATTATTATATGCGAGAGAAGCGTCTAGAAGATTATCTAACTCGCGCTGTAGAACATGCCATAGTATTTGGTTCTGGTTATATTAAAATGGAGTGGAACGCCACTTCTGGTGAAATTCACGACTATATTGAACCCGAATACCAGATGAAAACAGAAACCAATCCTGAGACAGGCGAAGAAACGGAAACACACGATCTTGATGACGAAGGTAATCCAATTGAATCATCTAAAGGTTATCCGATCTACGAAGGTGACGTTCTTTTTAGTACAGTTTCACCTTTTGATGTAGTATTTGATAGTACAAAAGAAGATCCTTCAAAACATGATTGGGTTTTAGTTCGCTCATTTAAAAATAAATTTGATTTAGCGGCTAAGTATCCTGAATACGAAGATGAAATTTTAAAACAAGAAACCAAAAGCGATAAAGAACGATATAACTTTACAGGATCATTTTACGATCAAACTGAAGATATAGCAATTTATGAATTTTATCACAAAAAAACAGAATCAATGGTAGATGGTCGATATCTATTATTTGTAGAATCTAATGTTGTTCTTATGGATGCCCCAATGCCATATAGAAAACTTCCTATTTATAGAATTTCTCCAGGAGATATCTTGGGTACTCCTTATGGTTATACTGATACATTTGATTTATTACCTATTCAGGATGCTATTAATAGTTTATATAGTGCAATTTTGACAAACCAAAGTACATTTGCTGTTCAAAACATTCTATCTCCTCGCGGCACAGATGTTAATCCATCACAAATCGCTGGTGGACTAAACTTTATTGAGTATAATGCTCAAATTGGTAAACCAGAAGCTCTTAATTTAACTTCAACTCCTCCAGAGATCTTCAATTTCATTGGTGTACTCGAAAAAGCTATGGAAACAGTTTCTGGTGTCAATTCCGTTTCTCGCGGTAACCCAGAATCATCTTTACAGTCAGGTAATGCTTTAGCTCTCGTTCAAAGTATGTCTTTACAGTTTATCTCTGGACTTCAACAGTCTTATGTAAAACTTATTGAAGATGTTGGAACTGGATTAATTCAAATGCTTCAGGATTTTGCTTCTGTTCCTCGTATTGCTACTATTGTTGGTAAAACAAATAGAACATATATGAAAGAATTTACTGGAGATGATCTTTCTAGTATTAACCGAGTTATGGTTGATGTCGGTAATGCTTTAGCTAAAACTACTGCTGGCCGAGTTCAAATGGCAGAACAAATGCTTCAGATGAATTTGATTAAAACTCCTGAAGCTTATATTAGTGTTATTAATACTGGCAAACTTGAAACAATGACTGACGGAATCGATCATCAATTATTGTTAATTAAAGCTGAAAATGAAAAAATGGTAGCAGGTGAACCAGTTCAGGCTATTGCAATCGAACCACATTCACTTCATATTAAAGAACATAGAGATGTTCTATCTGATCCAGACTTAAAACAAAATCCAGATTTAGTTGGTAGAGTTTTAGCTCATATTCAAGAACATATTAATGCTTTAAGAACAACAGATCCAGATTTATTAATGCATATTGGCGAACAGCCTCTTGGTCCTCAAGGTGGATCTCCGGCTAATCAACCAGATCCCAATCAACAAGTAAATCAAGGTGCCATGGGCGCAGCTCCAGATATGATGCAACAACAACCATCAGCTCCTGACATTGCTTTACCAGAACCAGCTAGTCCACCTGCTCCATTTGAAAATTTACCAACAGATCCGGCTAACTTAACCCCACAGTGATAGTTTTTTTAGTTTTACAGTTACTTTTTGGAATAAATAGTTTAAGCGAAGATGAAATTAAAATGAGTGATAAAAATCCTAAAATTAAATCTTTTTTAAATAATATTTCACAGATCGAATCATCTGGTGGAAAGAATTATAATCACGATTTAATTCAAAAAGGAATTCATACTGGTCATAAAGCTATTGGTCGTTATGGATTAATGCCCAATACTGTTAATGAAACTTTAAATAGAATGAGAATGAGTGGGACAATTACTCCAGAACTTGCTGAGTTAAATAAATTAGATCCACAGACAATGAAAGCTACATTAGAAAGTAATCCTGGATTAGAAGATCAAATTGCTGAAGCTTTAGCTAATAGAGTTTTAGAAAGACAACAAGATGAAGAAAAAGCTGCATTTTCTTGGCATCAGGGACACAATTTAACTCCTGAACAAATAGATGCTAAAAAGTATCAAGAACATGATTATGTTAAAAAATATAATGAATATAAGAAATTAATGGAAGATAAAGACAAGTAATGGCTAATAATCTAAAAGGCTATGATGCCAATCAGGTCTTAAGAAGTGTTTTTGAGGTAGAAAAAAACTGCTTACGAGTGTGTGTTGTCGAAGGGACAACTGGCGGTGCTGGTGGATTTGAAGTCATTATTACTCATATTAATGATTCAATACGTCTTGGTAATGGAACTGATTTTTTTACTTCAACCTATATTGGTCCAAAAATTGGACTTGATGTAGCGGTAATTAATGAAGTAAATATTGAAGATTTAGATGCTTCTAAAGACAATGTTGCAATTAGTGACGGAACTGATACTTTAGAAATTAATACAGATGGATCTATTAATGTTCAAAATACCATTAATACGAATTCTACTGGATTAAAAAAATATGCAGAAGTTTCATCTGTAG